TCCACCTCCTTAATTTTACTATGAATTTTCCGTTCACAGAAAAGTCCGTGGGTAACAATCAGTATATAAGAGAATTTAGTTCTGATGTAGACACTCACGAACTGGAATGGCATATAGATCGTGAAGATAGAACAATTGAAGTTATAGAAAACGTAAATTGGCAAGTTCAATTAGATAATAATTTACCACAATTACTTAAAGAAACAATATTTATACCTAAAGAAACATATCACCGTGTAATAAAAGGTGAGGGCAATTTAAAAGTAAGAATAACAAAACATATATGAAATTAATCGATTTGCTAATTGAAGTTAAAATGTACGAAGGAATGGGTCTACCTGCTGACAGTATTATCCCAATAGATCAATTTGTATGTAAATGTAAACATTGCGTAAATCAATCTCTATATGAAGCTATAAATGACACCGATAACAATTTGAAGATATGTTTGACCGAAGCGAACAAAAAGGAGCCTATTAGTTTTGAGTTGGCTGAATTAATGAAGAATATTGCCCGAGACACTCAAGGAAGATTAAAACTGTTGAGTGTATTAAACGATCCAAAAACACTGAAGTCTTTCTTAGATGACAAAGGATATTTGACTGCAATTTTATATTTGGCTCCTTCTGATTCATCAGGTCATGAAGTGTGTCCAAAGAAAAGTCCAGAATGTAACGCTGGTTGTTTGAATTTTGCTGGTAACCCCGCATATCTAAAAGCAAAATTAGCAGCAAGAACTAGAAAAACTCGTTGGTTGTTTGGTGACAAATTGACATCTGATGAGATGAAAAATATTCCTATAGATCCAAAAATTATAGATAGATTTTATGGCAAAGGTAGACCCGGACCCGAAGGTAAACGTGGTAGAATATTGAATCCAATGCGTCCTGAAGACTTCATTGAAAGATTACAAATTGAAATGGAGTTTTTGAAAAAAGTGGCTAATAAATACAATTTAAAGTTATCGGTTAGATTAAACGGTACGAGCGATCTTGATTTTCATAAAAAATTGGAAAGTTGGAAATCTGCAAATCCAGATGTTAAATTTTATGACTATACAGCCGTGTTTAAATGGGCAATGCAAAGTCTTGAAGATCCTTCAAAACCACATATGACTTTTTCAAGAAAAGAAACTTTACAAAACAATATAGAATGTGAAAAATATTTGAAGGCTGGCGGTAATATTTCTGCAATATTTGATGAATTACCAGAATATTATCGTGGTTATAAAGTAATTGATGCAGATAGAACCGATTTGAGATTTTTAGACGATGTTGATCGACCTATTGATCCGGATACAGGTAAACCCGTAGGTGTAATCGCCGGATTAAAGATGAAGGGATTTAGATTAAAAGACGCATTTACATTGGGTATAATACAAAATAAGGGACCAGAAGATACATTCGTAATAAGAACCAAGGAATTGAGGGAAAGATTTGGAGATAAGTATTTTACACAAAAAATTTATTGGGGTGATCGTGCGCCAACAGAGCCAAACAATATTACTGCTAAACAGATCTATAAAGATAAAATCAAGAGTTATTTAAATAAAATATCAAGTAAATTGAAAGGTACCGCTGATAAAACGGGTGAAAAAATATGATATGTGAATTAACAAATTATAAACTGTCTATTTTTGTTGTTTAGATATTTATAATTAATGAGTGCTAATGTCAAGAAATATTTGTATCTATTGGTTAAAACCCATTCTGTAACTGGAATGAGATATCTTTGTAAGAGAGTTACTACTAGTGATTCCAAAGCTATTTCATATAAAGGTTCCGGAACAAGATGGAATAACCATTTAAAAGTCCACGGAAAACATATAAATACAGAAATAATTGCTAAATATGATTTAGATAGAATTGAAGAATTTAGTAAGTTGTGTATAGATTATAGTAACAAATTTGATATAGTTAAAAGTGGCGATTGGGCAAATTTAATCATTGAAACGGGTAAACCCGGAACTAAAATAGATATTTATTCTGGTGATAAAGGAACTTTTTTTGGAAAGAAACACACCGAAGAAACAAAAGAAAAAATAAGTATTGCAAATCGTGGAGATAATAATGTAATGCGTAGAAATAAGATTGCTTTAGAAAAGATGATTTTGACAAAAAATAAACCGGAAAATAAAGAAAAACAAAGATTGATTGCAATTGAAGTTAATAGTAGACCTGAAGTAAAAGAAAAGATAAGACAATCAAAATTAGGATTAAATAATCCAGCTGCAGATAAAAATATTTATACACTCAAAAATAAATTTAATGGAGATATTATTAATGGTACACGATTTGATTTAATTGAACAAATGAAAAAATTAAATAGTAACAATCCATCTATTAATATATTAACAAATGGAGACATTGGTTATTTCTTAAAAAAAGACAGAGTTGTAAAAAACGTGAAAGGGTGGACTAAGATATGAGTGCTAATCTTGACTCCGATAGGGTAAGATGGCCTGGAAGTGGTAGCAGTGTTACCCAAGACACTGTGCCATTTGGTTATTACTTAAGCGAAAGTTGCAACACAGGATCTGGCGAAACTACATTTGAAAACGATTGTAGTAGCAGCGCTATGTGGGCAGCGAAACGTTTGGGGTATCCAATCATCGATATAGAAATGATCGATGTTAATTTTTACGCTTGTTTTGAAGAATCTGTATTGGAGTATAACCGCGTTGTTAATGAATTTAATATCGTTAATAATATGGTTAATTTACAAGGTTTACCTCAAGCTAAATACAGCAATTTAACAGGACTAGGTGTAAAAAGTACAGGTTTACCTTTTACAATTCAATTGAGTAAGCAATACGGAGCAGAAGCACTTGTTGGTGGCGAAGTTGAAGTTAAACGTAATTATGTAACTATTAGTGGAAGTATCAATCCATCTGCTACCAATCAGGTGTATGACTTAAACATACTAATTGGCCGAGACATTGAACATTTAACTGGTTCTCGTATAGAAGTAAAAAGAGTATTTCATCATCGACCCCCAGCTATTGCACGTATTTATGATCCATTTAGTATGACAGGTATGAGTTACAGCAACGTACTCAGTGAAATGGGATTCAGCGCATATAGTCCAGCTACACAATTCTTGATGACTCCTATATTCGAAGATTTGGAACGTGTACAAGCTATCGAATTCAATGATATGGTTCGTAAAAGTGCTTACAGCTTTGAAATTCTAGGCAACAACAAGTTGAGAATATTTCCAATTCCAACTGATAATTTCAGAGTGTATATAGATTACATCGTTGAAAGTGAACGTGATATTACTAACTTTTATAGCGGATCTCGTTATGAATATATAAGCGATCCAAGTGATATTCCATATGAATACTGTACATACTGTAAGGTAAATCAGCCTGGTAAACAGTGGATTAAAAAATATTTCTTAGCGTTGTGTAAGGAAACATTGGGTCGTATTCTTCAAAAATATAGTACCGTACCAATTCCTGGCGGCGAAGTAACTCTTGATGGTGCTGAACTTCGTTCTGAAGCTAAAGAAGAAAAAGATTCATTGCTTGAAAAACTAAGAGATATGTTGGAAAAGACGCTTCGTGTTAATCAATTGGAAAATAAAGGAAAAGAAAGTGAAGAAATGAATAAGATGTTGTCCCGTGTACCTTTACATATTTATATAGGATAAAACATATGGCAGCACCTGTATCTCCACAGTATCCAAAAACCGATCCAAAATTTAAACAATATTGGACATCAACTCGTAAAGATGTTGGCATTTACAATAACAATTATTCGCCTGGAAGATATTTTTCTCCAAGAGACATAAACTTCTTGGGTAGTGTAAACTCGGAATTAATAGGTGATATAATCGAATGTGTTGTTCAAGTATTTAAGATTGCTGCTTATGAAACCAATACCAATATTTATGGCGAAAGTAGCAGTGATAAAGGTAAAATTTTCTATTCAGGCATTGATTTAAGTTGTCTTGTGCAACGTGAAGACATAACTGCCGATGGATCTCAGGGTTATGGTCCTGATAGAAAACAAGATATCGTTTATAGATTTAGAGAACGTGATTGTATTACCACCAATTATTTTCCAGAAATTGGAGATTTGGTTCTGTATAATGAACGTTATTACGAAATTGATAATGTTGTTCAAGAGCAATTCTTGGGTGGACATCCAGATAAGTCTTGGAGTTTGATTGTTAATACACATTACACAAGACTAAGTAAACTTAACCTCGTAGAAAGACAAACATAATTTATGGCTTGGGGTCCAAATAATAATGTAAATCCGCCGCCAAATCCGATTGAAAACGCATCGGCTCAATCAGATGTTAAAAAGCTTTATAATAGAGCCAACGCAACTCGCCGTGACACTGATAAAGAGAAGAATTTCACAGTCACTTTATTAGACGTTGATACAGCTATTATTAATACTTTAAACAATACACTCAGACTTCAAGTTAATGATAATGGTGAAGTTGTAAAAGTGCCAGTTATATACGGCAATCCAGAAAGATGGTTTGCTATGAAAAAGTTTGGCAATATTAGAGATAACCAAGGCAAAATATTGTTGCCAGCCATAATGATTCGTAGAAAAAGTGTTGAGAATAACAAAGATCTTGCAACATTTAATCGTTATTTAAATTATGAAACTATAATGAATTATAGCGAGAAGAATAAGTATGACCGGTTCGATTTAATGAATAAAGGCGTATTTCCAAGTAAGCCAACCAAACAGATTTATAGTGTGAGTTTGCCAGTTCAAGTAAATATAACATACGAATGCATCATTTGGACCGATTATGTAGATCAAAATAATAAACTATTGGAACAAATAAACTACGCAGCTAAAGACTACTGGGGTGATGCAGAGAGATTTAAATTTAGAGCTAGAATAGATAGTTATAGCATCGAACAAGAAGTTAACGACGGTGAAGATCGTAATATCAAAACATCATTCGATATAAATGTCAACGCTTACTTGCTAAATGATAATTATATAACAAATTTAAACGGGGTAAAAAATACCACTCAAAAGCTATTTACTGTAAGAAAAGTAATGTTGCAAGAAAATGCTGTAGCTAGTGCTGGAGAAATGAGTGCAATTGAACATAATGTTATTAAAAACAGTAGTAATCTAAAAGATAGTCCATTGGATTACACAGATGTAACAGGTCAAGGTACAATGGCACTAAAGCCAAATGAAGTAACCAATTTGGATGGTTATAATAAAATACCATCAAATTATCAAAATACAATTAATACTCCATTTCACCCAGCTCCTAAATCCATCACTGATTATGGAGAAAATGGTTGGTTAGCTTATGATAGTAAATATATTTATGTATATCAATATCCATCGGGGTGGTTAAAAAGAGAAATATCTACATTTGATTATGATTATAGTAGTCAAACTTATATAAGTGGTTATGACTGTAATGGTAATCCCATATACACTACAGCTAATAGAAGACCTATAAATACAGCTTTTAGAATATTTCAAAGATTTCCTGATAAATTCTATCATCAAGTACCTTATCAATCAAGTGACTATGGAGAAGATGGCTGGGTAAGCTACGACGGTAATTATTTTTATATTTATAGTACAGGTCAATGGAGACGAATACCAATTTCTCTATTTAACTAAATATAGTTAATATTTATATTTTTTTAACACTATGTAGACGCTACTTAGTTGTTTTTGTTATATTTATAAGAAATGTCAACATTGAAAAAAGATCCATGCGAAGTTGCTCCATTAAAATTGGATAATGCTTTGTATGACTATAAAAAATTAACAGCGACTTTTAAAGATCCTACTACACCTCTGTTTCTTAAAATAATTGAAGAATTACGTGTTATCATTAATTGTAATGCCAATTTACAAAAAAATACACAGTCCATACAAGAATTTTCCTGTAATCAAAAAACAGATACATGGGTATATAATCATAATTTAAATTCGGAATTTGTATTGTTCATTGTATATGATCAAAATTTTAATCAAATAATACCTGAAAGTGTAACTTTAAACAATAAAAATACAGCCACAATAAAATTTTCATTTCCTGCATGTGGTTATGTTTTTGCTATAGGTAGTAATGTAAGCACAAGCGGTACATCTGGAACAGGTACAAGTGGTACTAGCGGTAGTAGCGGCGAAAAAGGTTCAGCTGGAACAAGTGGTACCAGCACCACAAGTGGTACCAGCGGTATAAGTACATCTTCAGGAACAAGTGGTAGTAACGGTACCAGTGGAACTAGTGGAGAAGGAGGTAGTAGTGGTGAAAGCGGTGGATTTGGTACAAGTGGTACCAGTGGTGAAGACGGAAGCAGTGGTACAAACGGCAGTAGTGGTATTTTAGGAGGAACAAATGGTACAAGTGGTACCAGTACCACAAGTGGTACAACCGGAACAGGAGGTACCAGTGGCACAAGTGGAAAATCAGGTTCTTCAGGTACAAGTGGATCATCTGGTACGAGTGGTAGCAGTGGATCGTCCGGTACAAGTGGTAGCAGCGGATCTAACGGTACCAGTGGTACAAGCGGTACAAGCGGTACAAGCGGTACAAGCGGTACAAGTGGAAGTAGTGGAACAAGTGGAAGTAGCGGAACTAGTGGAACTAGTGGAACAAGTGGCACAAGTGGAACCAATGGAACAAGTGGAAGTAGCGGATCAAGTGGATCAAGTGGAACAAGTGGAAGTAGTGGATCAAGTGGAACAAGCGGCACTAGTGGTAGCAACGGAACAAGTGGTACTAGCGGTACAAGTGGTTTAAGTGGCAGCAGTGGAAGTAATGGTACAAATGGTACAAGTGGAACAAATGGAACAAGCGGAACAAGCGGAACCAGTGGTACAAGCGGCAGTAGTGGTTCCAGTGGTTCAAGTGGAAGCAGCGGTAGTAGTGGTAGCAACGGAACAAGTGGATCCAGTGGGACAAGTGGTACAAGTGGGACAAGTGGATCCAGTGGAACAAGTGGATCCAGTGGTACAAGTGGTAGTAGTGGTTTAAGCGGAAGTAGCGGCACAAGTGGTACTAGCGGTACAAGTGGTTTAAGTGGCAGCAGTGGAAGTAACGGTACTAATGGTACCAACGGTACAAGTGGAACAAGTGGTACCAGCGGAACAAGTGGAACAAGTGGATCAAGTGGTACCAGCGGTAGTAGTGGTTCAAACGGGACAAGTGGTAGTAATGGAACAAGTGGCACTAGTGGGTCAAACGGCACTAGTGGAACAAGTGGCACTAGTGGAACAAGTGGCACTAGTGGTACAAGTGGTACAAGTGGTACTAGTGGATCAAGCGGAAGTAGTGGAAGTAGTGGAAGTAGTGGAAGTAGTGGAACAAGCGGTACTAATGGAACAAACGGAACAAGTGGTACGAGTGGTACAAGTGGTACTAGCGGTACAAGTGGTACAAGTGGATCAAGCGGACTAAGCGGGTCTAGTGGTAGTAGTGGAAGCAGTGGTACAAGTGGAAGTAACGGTACCAGTGGTACAAATGGTACTAGCGGAACCAGTGGTACAAATGGTACAAGTGGAACTAGTGGTACGAGTGGAACTAGTGGTACAAGTGGTACAAGTGGTAGTAACGGCACCAGTGGCAGTAGTGGATCAAGCGGATCTAGTGGAAGTAATGGAACAAACGGTACAAGTGGCACCAGCGGAACCAGTGGTACAAGTGGTACTAATGGCACAAGTGGTAGTAGTGGTACCAGTGGAAGTAGTGGTAGTAGCGGCACTAGTGGCAGTAATGGTACAAGCGGTTCAAATGGTACAAGTGGTTCAAATGGTACAAGTGGTTCAAACGGTACGAGTGGTACGAGTGGTACAAGTGGGACTAGTGGTACAAGCGGGACCAGTGGTACGAACGGTACAAGTGGCAGTAGTGGTTTAAGTGGAAGTAGCGGTTCTTCCGGTAGTAATGGAACTAACGGAACCAGCGGAACCAGTGGTACAAGTGGTACTAATGGTACAAGTGGTAGTAGTGGAACTAGTGGAACTAACGGTACTAGCGGCACAAGTGGTACTAACGGCACAAGTGGTTCAAGTGGTTCAAGTGGAACAAACGGAACGAGTGGAACAAACGGAACTAGTGGAACTAGTGGAACTAACGGTACTAGCGGTACAAGTGGTACTAGCGGTACAAGTGGTACAAGTGGTACAAGTGGTACTAGCGGATCAAATGGTACAAGTGGTTCAAGTGGATCAAATGGTACAAGCGGAAGTAGTGGTTCAAGTGGTACAAGTGGTACAAGTGGAACTAACGGTACTAGCGGCTCAAACGGAACCAGTGGATCAAGTGGTAGTAGTGGTTTAAGCGGAAGTAGCGGCACAAGTGGAACGAGTGGTACAAGTGGTAGTA